GATTATTACTTATATGGTAAAGGCGACAAGATAGAACTTCCAGAATCTGATGTAGTCCATATAAGACAAGGTATAGACCCAAATGACCATCGTAGAGGACATGCTCCTCTAAAAACAGTTTTAAGAGAAATTTTAGGTGATGAATCTGCTGGCCAGTTCACAGCGGCACTATTAAATAACATGGCTGTGCCAGGCGTAGTACTCACACCTAGAAATGATGGATTTGGTGGACCTACTAGAGAAGAAGCAGAAGCAATATCTCAAATGTATAAAGAAAAATTTGGTGGACAAAATCGTGGTGCTCCAATGGTATTGTCTGGTGCAATGAACATTGATATTGTATCTTTTTCTCCAGACCAAATGAAGTTAGCAGAACTTAGAAGAATCCCAGAAGAAAGAGTATCTGCAGTTTTAGGCGTGCCCGCAATTCTCGCAGGCCTCGGGGCTGGATTGGATTCGGCCACCTATAACAATACGAAGGAATTAAGAGAGTTTTTTACAGAGCAAAAACTTGTTCCTATGTGGAGAACAGTAGCTGCTGAATTGACTCATCAATTATTGATACCAGATTTTAAAGATGAAGGTTTTGAGTGTATGTATGATATTCAAGGCGTAAGAGCTTTACAGACAGATATGGACAATCTTTACAAAAGAGTAAATATGGGCGTATCTGGTGGTTGGATAACCATTGGTGAAGCTAGACAAGTCGTTGGATTAGATGTAGATGAAAAACATGATGTATATCTAAGACCATTAAATATGATTCAAGTAGATACAAATGGTAATGCAATTCTTAATGACACTCCGCAAGAAAATAGAAGCCAAGCTGCACAAGTGGCTAGATTACCAGAAGCTGCTGGATACAATGATGAAGTAAGTATTAAAGCTACTACTGACTCTACTCAGTATCCAATTGAATCTACTAGACAACCTAGAATACAACAAAATGAAGAACCTCGTAATGAAGAAAAATATATTGCAAAAATGCCTAATGGTGCATTCTGTGTAATTAGTCATGACACAGGAAAAGTAATTAAATGTTTTGATACGGAAAAAGAAGCTGAAAAGTTTTTAGGTAAAAAATCAGGACACCCAGATAGAAATACTTCTAGCAATATGTGGATGTATGACACAATAGAAGCTGCTGAAAGAAGAGCTAAAGAAATTGGTTGCGAAGGTTATCACGAACATGAAGTAAGAGGTACTACTTATTACATGCCTTGTGCAAGCCATGAACAAATGGAAAGGTCTAAAAAATCTTATCTTGTTGATATAATGGAAGAACTCAAAGTAAGTTTAGAAGAAGCAGAAGTTATTATGGAATCGCAATTTAGTATTGAACCAGAAAACATAAAAGAAAAACCTAAGAAAGATAGAACAAATTTTCCAAGTCCAGGTGATGATAAACAAGTATCACTTTCAAATTCAAAATATAAGCAATTTCCATATGGGTATGCTAAAGACCTAAAAGAAAATTGGCCTGAGATTTGGAGAAGAGCTGGTAACGGAGGTAATCCTCCTACATCATTTACAGGAAATGATGCCTTCGCTAATTGGACTAAATACAAGTCTGGTGATAGAAGTGAATCAGTTCTTAACTGGGTTCGTAGAAGAGAACGTTTTATGGGTAGACATCAAAACAATAATAGACTTAATGGCACTATTGCCAATATTAAGTGGGGTGGTGTTTCTAACATAGGTGTTCCTGCTATGAAAAAAATTATTAATGACCAAAAAGAAATTGTTAGAGCTAGGAGAAAAAATGCATCTGATTTAGCAGAAATTATGGCAGATGATATTGCTTTAAAATCTGTTTCTTCAAGAGTAAGAAAAATACTTTCTGAAAAGACAAAAAATCATAATGCTAAAAATCCAAAGCATAGAACAAATACCAGAACTTTGGTCTCAGTTTTTAATAGAGGTGTCGGTGCTTACAAGACTAATCCTTCTTCAGTTAGAGGTAATGTTACTTCAGCTGACCAATGGGGAATAGCCAGAGTAAATGGGTTCTTACACGCTTTGCGTACTGGACGATTTAAGAGAAAGCCTTATGACCAAGACTTACTACCTTCTTCCCACCCTCTCTCATCTAAAAAGAGTGGAGAGAAAGCAGCTAGTGTTAGAGTAGGACAATCTGTTAGTTGGTCTATAAACAAGGACCCAGACCCACCCTCAACTGTTCATGGAGTAGTCACATCAGTAAGTGACGGAGAAGCCACTATGCAAGTCTATGCAATAATGGAAGACGGAAAACATAAAAAGACTGACAGAAAAGTAACAATGCCAGTTTCAAAACTCACAGTTATAAAAGATATAAAAGACGAATAAAATACCACTCTTTTTAAAAGCTTCTGCAAAAATTACTATATAGCGTACCTTTTAATAAATCTGTTAACAGAGGAGATATTAATAGCTATGTCTGAAAAAGAAGTAAAGGCAATCGACTTCGAATTGAAGGACGATGCCGAAGGTAAAGTTTCTGCCGTATTTTCAGTATTCAATAGTCTAGATTCCGATGGAGATGTTGTTCTCCCAGGTTCAATCAAATCAGGTTTTAAATCTGGTGATGTCCCTATGGTATGGGCTCATAAATGGGACATGCCAATTGGTAAAGGAAGAATTGAAGAAGACGAAGGAAAAGCTACCTTTAATGGTCAGTTTTTCTTAGATACTGATTCTGGACAAGAAGCTTATAAAATAGTAAAAAACATGGGTGACATGCAACAATGGTCATTCGGTTATAGAGTCAATGATGCTGAAAGAGCACCTTTTAAAAGTGCTAATTCAGATGAAGAAGTTGACGCAAGATATTTAAAAGATTTAACAGTCTTTGAAGTTTCACCAGTATTAGTTGGTGCAAACCAAGAGACTTATACTATGGCAATTAAATCCAATAAAGAATTACTAGAAGATTTAGTTGAAGATGAAGTTAAAAATGTTTTAGGTTCTGAATCTTTTGAAAAAGAAGAAGAATCTGAATCTTCTGAAGAGCCAGTAGTTGCACACAATGCAAATGCTGAAACTTGTGAACATTGTGCAAAAATGTTAGAAAACCCTGCGGTTTATCTAAAAGAATTGATAGATGCACAAGATTCTGAAGAAGAAATAGAGGTGTCCGAGAAAAGTCAAACTTTCTCAGAACAAGTCAAAGATGTGCTTGCTGCATTGAACGACTTGATGGTACGAGCTACCGCCATTGCGATGTTGCGTGCTAAAGATGGAAGAAGCCTCGGAGTAAAAGCAACTGAAGCGCTAAGAGCAGTACAAGACGATTTAAATGATGCATGGGTCGAATTAGACCAATTTATCGAAAACGTTGGAACTGAAGGTGCTTTGGAGTTAGAAGTAGAAGAACAACAACCTGTTGAAGACGACATTGAAGATGAAGACCCATCTGATGACGTTGAGGCTGTAGAAGAGGTAGAATCTTCAGAGGAACCTGAAGTTGAATTACCTGAAGCCGTTGCAGATGATAACAGTGAATCCTTTGACGATGGTTTTGATGCCGAGTGGTCAGAAGGTCAGCAATTATTAGCTGACACAGTGGATATTGACATAACAGAAGAGGACGAGCCTGTCCTCTAAAATATAAACCAAATATATAGGAGAAGTAACCAATAATGAGTAAAGTTAAAGAGCTCAAAGAGCAAATAGCTAAATCTCGTGAAGAGCTTAAAGAAGCTTTCGTTCCTTCAGAAGACGGCAAGTACACACCTGAAGCCAAAGAGAAAATCAAAGGCCTCAACTCTGAACTTGCAGAACTTGTTGAAGATTTAAAAATCGAAGAATCAAAAGCTCGTAATGAGAAAGCAATGGAAGTTGCTGCAGAAGCACCTGTCAATGCTATCCCAAATGCTATGCCTGAATCACAAAATGGTCCAAAATCTATTGGACAACAATTTGCTGAATCAAAAGCATATAATGCATACTTGGAAAATGGCGTTAAAGGTGTAGATTCTCAAGCAGAATTCAAAACAACTTTAAATACAACTGGTTATCCACCAGAGAGCATGAGAGCTCCAGGAATCCTAGAGACCGCTCTTCGTAATCCAGATAGCGTTATAGGTTTGTTTGACCAAATTCAAACACAACAAAACGCTTGGGTTTACTTAGAAGAGACAACTTTCACTAACAATGCAGGTTCTATTGCAGAATCAGGAGATATCTCCACTGCAAACGAATCAGCACTTGCATTTACAGAAAGAACAGAATCCATCAGAAAGATGGCTACATTCTTACCTGTAACTGACGAGTTGTTAGCTGACGTCTCTGGTATTCAAGGATATGTCAACTCACGTTTACAAACAATGATGAGATTGAACTTGGATAATCAATTAATTAATGGTAACGGTACAGCTCCAAACCTAACAGGTGTATTGAACAAATCAGGTATCAATACATTCGATTACACAGGTGACCCATATGGTGGGGAACTTGGTAAGTTAGGACAAATTTATCAAGCAATCACAGAAATCAGAAAAGATGCTTTCGTAGAAGCAGATTCTATCGTAATGCATCCATCTGACTGGTATCAAATTGTAACAGCTGTCAACGATTTTGCAGGAACAGATTCAGCAGGTTATGCTGCTAAGAATCCTCTTTTCGTTGTAGCAGGCGGATTTGGTGCTGATGTGACTCCAAGAATTTGGGGTCTTAGAGTAGTTCCTTCAACAGTTATTGCTGAAGGTACAGCTTTAGTTGGTAAGTTTGGTGGTGGTGACGCAGCTCAAGTAGTAATGAGAGAAGGCGTTGACCTAGCTGTTTCCGACAGCCATAGCGATTTCTTCGCAAAGAACCAATTGGCAATTAGATTAACTATGCGTCTTGGCTTTGTAGTATATCGCCCAACAGCATTCTGTTCTATAACAAACATATAGGACTAATTTGTTTTCTAGAGGGGTGGTTTCGTAAGCACCCCTCAGAAGACTAGGAGAAAAAATGAATCCAGAAGACGTTAAAAATCAAATACAACAATATGGCGGAATTGTTAGAGATAAAGAATTTTTTAAAAAAGCAGAAGAAACATTAAAACAGTTTATGAAAACTAAATCTGAACCTGAAGAAGAACCTGAAGAAGAGGAATTTTTAGATGCCTAGAGGTAGACCAAAATCATACGGAAGACCTGGTAGGATGAAGATGGGTGGTAGAGTCAGACCAATGAAGCGTGGTGGACGCATTCGTAAGCCTAGGAGAAGATAATTGTCTTACCATAATAAACCAAAGAAAGGTCCTAAAAAACCTAAAAAACGTGGTAAGTAAGTTAGGATAACATTATGTATACAATACCAGAACAAAACATATATAAATTACCTGACGGAAAAATCTGGAAAGGTGTTCCTGCAGATTTACCAGTGAGTAATGCTGATTTAATAGCTAAAGCTGGAAAGGAATATCCAACCGAGTGGTTGAAAGAGCAAGGTGCTTTAGATGCTCCTGTGAAGAAAGAATCTTCCAAGAAAGCAGCTCCAGCAAAAAAGAAAGCTCAAAAACCAGTTGAAGATAAATCCGCTAAGGTAGAAGAAGTTAAAGATTTCGACTCAGAAGAATAGGAGGTCTAAATGGCTTTCTCAACTGCTGCAGATGTTGAAACATTTGCAGCAGTTGAGAAAGCCATTTAGACC